ACTATTACCTTTGCCCTCCATTTTACGGCCACGTAGTACAATGGATAGTATAAGAGTTTCCGAAGCTCCAGATTCAGGTTCGATTCCTGACGAGGCCACAATACTGCAAAAGTAAAACAATTATAGTAATGCCTGTAATCCGTGAAATCCACTGTTTACAGGCATTTCGGGTAATACTAACAATATACGAAATTTAAAAAAAAGATGTACTATTGTGTATTATCAATCCCTAAATCAATCCCAGAATGGCAACGATTCGGTTCAATGTCAAGCCTGTAGCGAACAAAAAAATGCAGATCCGGGCGCTGTTCCAGGATGGCAAAAGCCAAACTACTAAAAATACCGGTTACTCCATTCCCGCCGCAAAGCTCAGAGAAGAGTACAAGTATTGGGACAATACAAAGCAGCTGGTACGTGGCCAGCTGGAGAACCAAACCACCATAAATTCACTGATCGAGCAGTGGCGCTCTGACTTCACAACCTATAAGGATGATTGCAAAAGGCTTAATAAGCCGGTCGATATTGAATTGTTCAAGAGGATCCTCGACGGCGAGGAAATACTGACGGAAAGCCCCTCTCTGATATCGGTGGCTAAAAAGTTCATCACATCTATCAAATCCACCCACAAAGGAGCCACTCGCAGTGGGTACCAGGTAGTGATCAATGACCTGGAGAAATATGAAAAGGAGAAGAAGAAGACAGTGATGCTGCACGAAGTGGACCGTACTTTTTATAAAGATTTCTCTGTATATCTGATAGAGAAGGAAAACAACTACAATCCCACGCTCAATAAGAAGCAGACCAAACTGGTCACCATCATGAACTATGCCTGTGACGATCTGAAGATCAAAGGCCTGACCAATGACTTTAAGAAAAAATACAGGTTCAAAGAGGTGCAGGCGGGCAAATTCCCGCTGCATCCGGAAGAGCTGGCCACACTTTGGAATAGACGAAATACTCACAATTACAATAGTCTTCTTCATGCGCTGGAAGTAGCTAAAACCAAGCTGGAGCAGTTGTCAGCAGATGTCAGCAAAGAAAAGGAATTTGCCACCCGCGGCGACGTGCAGCGGGCCCGCATGGCTCTGTACCATATGATGGTGCTGGATGCGTTCCTGCTGGCCTGCGAAACCGGGTTAAGGCATTCAGACGTCGCGCAGCTGCAGGCACCGCACATAAAGACACATATTGCGGCGGAAGGCATGATACAGTTCATAGACCTGACAAATATAAAAGGTAGTAAAGACAACAACACAGCACTTTCCGCCAAGGCCATAGAGATCATCGAACGATACACAAAACCGGAGGGGTACCTGTTCAGATTTGACTATTCACAAAGTACTTCCCGCATTTTGAAAGCCATTTTTGAGCACCAGGACGTTAATCTTAACCGGCCGTGCGAGGTGGTACAGACGCAGGGTTCTAAGACAATCCGCACAATGGTACCACTGCATGATATTATCAGCTTCCACATGGGCCGTAATACTTATGCTACCCGGTTGCTCTCTTCAAAAGACCTGGCACCTGCGCACGTGATGGGCAACCTTGGCCACAGCAAAATAGACATTACCATGGGTTATTTCCGCAATGATGATGTAACCAGGTGGCAGGAAACCTTAAAAGTGCTCAATAAGAAGTAAGAGATATCCACAATTTGCCCGGTTTCAATGGACTTTTACCCGCGTCTTTCGATATTGCGGGCATGAGCACGGAGACAAAGATCACGGAAGGCATTTACTCACCTTTGTATGTGAGCAGGGAAGGCGATAAGGTTATTATCAAAACAACTGATGGCATCTTTCGGCTGGGCCCTATAGCTACTTCGTGGCTCACCGAAGCATTGAGGTGTGTGCTTAACAATATACACGATGAAGAGCAGGCCCTAAGTCATCATGGGAAAGTAGTGCTAAAGGTACGCAGCAGGTTTCCACTGACTTATATCTCAGGAACAAACGTAAATATATTCGTGTCACAGGCTGTACTGGTGAAACTGGTGATGTGGCTACTAGGCCAATAAATGGGAAAGCCGGCCTGAGAACAGGCCAGCCCTTTTAAACCCTACCTTATAGAAAACTTCTTATTTCAGCGCCCGGTTCACCCAGCCCTTCAGGAACTTGTCCTGTTTTGGGTTCTTATTGCAGATATTTACATAAAACTGCACCTTATTTAGCTTTTGATTGGCCGCCCTCAGTCGCATGCCCAGGCTATCATAGTTCGCGCCGATCGTAATAGTATCTTGCATGATAACGGTGTCGCACACTATATGATGTGGCCGGTATACCGTATCATGAATCTGCACCGTTTCAATTCTTACCGGGTTGCGGCAGCTTGCCGCCAACAACAGGACCATCAGGAGTTTTTTCATGCAATGCCGTTTATTTTGTTCAAAGTAAGATTGCATACTATGCCGCTTTCCGGCACCCCAACGCTCTTCTGTGCGATTCTTACTGCAGCCTTGATGCCAGCATTCACCGCCATATCAAAAAGGTCGTTGGCAAATTCCTGGTCGCCTATTTCATCTCCACGCACCTTGTCCCAGAACTCAGTTTTATAGAATTGCTTTACAGATGATGCCAGATCCGGCAGCACCTCGTTATGCACTGGCTTTGCCGCGAATACTCTCGGCCATCCGTCCCATCCCGGGTAGTTTTTATAGGTGATCCCGGCATATGTTACACCGCCATTGTCTCCGGTTACGTTCGAAAATCCGCCTTCATTGCCCTTTGTTTTGTCATAGGCGATACGAAATTCAGCCATCGTTTGAAGTATTGGTTAAAAAATGCTGTTTTTAAAGATATTTTCGCAGCAATACAGCTGCTATAATGATTACAAGCAACAAGCAGCAGATTAAAAGGCCGCCATACCCCCGTTTCACCTCTTTTTGCTTGCTCACGGCGCTCCGTGATACTGTGCTGTCTGTTTTTTCATAAGTTTTTATGCTCATTTTTTCGTCTGTCTTCACACTGCTGGTAGTCCTCGCTGTCTGCGTGTTACTGGATACCTGTGTTGTTGTCTGTTTTACAGGTATGTTCTTGGCTCTGGTAGTGGTTTTTACCCTCATTTTTCCATTTGCCCCGATACCTACTTCAGTAGTTACATTACCGTCAGAAAAAGTCACAGATTCACCGGTATCAGGCACAATTGCTATGCCTGTCAGCGTATCGCCGTCCACATGTATCGTGGTATCTACCGTCACGGTGGTAGTGCTGGAGCCTGTAGCAGTCGTTTCTGTCGTTCCGGTACTATCCATCGACCGGTTGGCCTCTGATTCCGATTTTCTTTCCGATTTCACCCGTTTATGCTCCCTGTGCTTTTCCTGCAGCTTATGCACTGCACCGCAGGAGGAAAAAAGGCACACTGCGATCAATAAGATTACGTTTCTCATATTTCCTGTTTTGGTAGGTCTTCTTTTTGGGCCTCCGGAGCTGACTGGCCACCTCCAAGGACGCTGTTTTTTAATTTCTGTGCCGCCGATACCAGCTTTTCAAGGGTTGTGACGCCCGACATAAGCAGAATAATGACCGCATTCAGCGCGGCATAGAACTTGCACAGCAATATATATTCTACTATTTCCGGTTGCAGCGTGTGCGGTATCACTATCAGCGTGAATATTTCCACGAATACCAGCAAAGTGGCCATTCCCCACGTCATATTTCGCTTAATAGACACGCCGCCGCCCCTTTCGGAGTTCATGTCCTTGAAATAGTTCCACAAAGCATTTATCGCGTTTCTCATGGCCTGGTTGCGTATATTTTTCTTACAATAGATTGATGAGCCTTTTCCAGCTGGTCTATCTTCACATCATGCCTGATAACCATCTCTTCAATATGTTTCATCGTCTTATTTATGCTGCGTACATAGGTGAGTATGGCGCCAAGCACGAATAAAGTAACGCTGGCCACTACAGCCGCGCCTGACGAAATGATCGTATTAGTAGTTGATACATCCATTACCTTGATCTGTATTTTACATTGTCCAGGTATATTGTGTCACCCACTGCAGGCAAGTCGCCTGGTACTGGTATTGATATCTTTCCTGCAGTGCTCATCGATATAGTGATGATGCTGATTGCTCCGGAATGCAGTTTAAGTGCTGAAAACGTGGCGGTAGCAAGTGGGTACCATCCCGGAGGCATATCCGTTGTTATCAGGGTATATCCTGAAGTGGACAGACAATCAACAGCTCCGATCATCGATACGAACCCATCATTATCTTTATACCCGGTAATTCCTATGGCATTCGCGGCATACGTGCCGCCGTTAAGGATACTTGAAAGATCACCTGACGAACTGGCCCCATAACGGGCAATTATCCGCCATCCGGGGTTGTCCTCGCTGCCGGTGGCATACATGATTACCAATTCTTCATTATACAGGTAGATCGAACCAATGCCGACTTGTGCATCATAGAAAGATTCCCCGGAGAATGCTGTCAATTTGATCGGTTTTGCGCTGGTAATAGCAGGCCCGTTAGTTCTCTTGATACAAGCTATAGTGCCGGGTCGCAGCTCATTTGCCTCCGGCAGATTACCGGTAAACAAATTGTCTTCATTTACCCACAATTCTATAAGGCTCCTATAGATATCGTCCTTATTGATATCAACATCAGATATGCCCGTATTATCAAGGACAGTAATTTTTTCAAACCCCTTCGCTATATCATACAGATAAGCATCGTTATCCGCTAGCTTCTTTGTGGCCATATTGCTCTCACCCATCAATCCACCTATCACTGGTGTGTCAAGGTCCACCAATGGGATATCTGCATTAAAAGGTCCGGTATCTAATCCTGTATAGTCAGTCATAAAACTATTTTATTAATGTTTTTAAATATCATTAAGGCACGCCTACATAATGCCTTGTACCATCATACAAATAAGTGCCATCATAGATAAGCGGGTACAGCACCCCCTGAAATACACTCCTTGCATTTTTGTATACATTCACAAGCGTTACAACCTTTTCATTTACTTCCGGGTCAGACACCAGGTCTATCGGAGTAACTACCCTAAAAACAGCCCATCCCGTATCAGGGTCATCGCCGCAGCTCTCCACCAGTGTTGCGCCCGTTATGCCGCCCATCTTTACCGCCTCTTCTACCGCCCAGGGCGTGCCCTTGTATCGGTGCAGCATTATTGCCTGCTTGATCAGTTCCCGTTGCTCATCCTCAGTTGTAGCAAAATTCCATCCCTTGTTACCCAGCACATCAAACTCCTCAGCCAGTATCGGCAGCACATCTATACTCACTTTGTCAATGAAGTATATGAGCACCTTCGACACGTCCATACGATTAAAGAACTGCTGCATCCAGATATCAAACGCATAGGTATGCGGTTGATACTTGATACTATCTGCTATGATCACATGTCTGTCGCTCATTTCTGCCTTATGGTTCGTCTACAATGCTGCCTACTGTTACTGTCACACTGGTACAATATCCAAACTCGTTATCTGCGATCGCGATGTCATCCGTGAGCCCTGTCAGGTCCACATCGAAAACTCCGGGTATCATGCACTTGCCGATAATTTGATTGCGTTTGATGTCCACTCCCAGGGCGTTGGTCCAGTTATTTACAAATCCGTTGATATTGTCCTCTACAGCTGCCCGTTTTTCTTCAGAGTTGAATCCCTTCTTAACTGCTAACGTTGCGATAATTGAATACTCAATTTTCGTAGGTGCCAGCACCGATACAGTGTCATTAAGTGGTCGTACCTTCTTATCACTGCAGGCCTCAGCCACGGCATCCAGTTCACTCATTCCCGGCACCACGCCGTCTGCCAGCAATGGGTAGATGAATACTGTACCCGGCACAGGTGTAGGGTTCGGGATATTTATATCCACTATGCTTGAATTGGCCGATAAGGCGAAATACCTGTATGCATCTTCTGGTCCTGCAACACTAAAGGTTGCATTGGCCAGTGGTACTCGCGCCCTCATTTGCTCATCGCTCTCTTCTTCGCTGCCACCAGTACTGGTTTCCGTATTACTTGCCCCCGTAACGTAGGCCACAGGATCCACAATGACATTGATCAGCCCGGCTACAAATCCGTTACCTACAGTACCGGGTGCCAGGCATGTACAATTAATGTCAATGTCGGTAGTGCCGCTTTCAACCGTTGTATCTTCGTCCACCTGGAAGAGAGCACTTCCGTTTTGTGTCTTTACACGGGTACCTGCCGGGATTACCAGAGTAGGGGCCCCAACTGTTATGGTGAAATTGATAACGACCTTTGCCGGGCTGGCTGGCAGCCGGTATACACCGAACTTTACCGCAAGCTGCTCCAGTGCCAGCCCTGTTGCAAACCTTATAAGATTTTGATTCCCTACATAATTCAGGTTCTTCAGGAAAATAGCGCCTCTGTATGCAAAGGAGTTGATAATTAACATTTCCGGGTCTGCCTGACCCACATCTCTGCCGGCAATGCTCTGATAGTCAGCAATGGCATCAGCTAGCACCGTTTCCGGTGTATCGTCCACAAATTGTATCGGTAGATCTGCCATAGTGGTAACCTTATAATTTTTCTGTTACTGGTTTCTTCTTGCAGGTTCTTTCTCCTGCTCTTTCTTACTGGTAAAAGGACCCGGCGCTACGCTACCATCGCCAATTCCATTTCTGCTGTCTTGTATTTCTGGTCCAGGTATAAGATCAATTCATCCTTGCTCATGCCCCAGGTGCCGTAAGTGCTTTTGTTTGCTCTCAGCCATACGATCATTTCCGCCATCGATGCCCATGGCAACGACATTGGAAATGAAACCGGGTCACCATCCACCGTCAATGTGATCGATACCAACGTGCTTCCGAAAGGAAAATCCCTGTTGATGATCTTGGTACCCGCGATCCCGCTGAAGAAAGCCCCCCTTCCCGCTTTGAATGGGAATGATGTGCTTTCGCCGTTGAACGTTATTTGAATCGTGAAAACCAGCTTGCCGCTGGCTATAGAGCTGGTCACCTTGCCGAGTTTCACCTCAGGTACCCAGATCGTGAGCGCATCAATAATTTCTTTCTTGATATTCGCTGCGGCCTTGATTGAGTTGGTATCAATATACTTGAAGTAGTCACAACCGAAAAGGGGTCTGAACGGGTCGCTGCCAATTGGTGTGTTCAAAACAATGTAGCAACGCTGCTTGTAGACTTCTATATCGGTTAGGACTGTGCCTGGCTTCAATGCACTCATGCACCAAAGGCCACTAGTTACTTTTGGTAGTACATACAGTGACACATGATAAAGGTCACAATTTCACCCCCTGTCATGCCTGCACATTGCCTGCACATTGCCTTACAGCCAAGAGATACATATTTTAACAACGTTTACTGGACATAATTTTTAGCAGATATTGTGTGAAATATTAGGTATATATTGGGACCAAGCTGCCGGAATTCTATTAAGCTGCAGTGGCGTTGGCACCGTTCATCGAATGGATATCTATTCCTCATCTCCCGGTTGCAGTAAACAAACAGCGGTGCCCTCCTAACGTCGGGCGAATCTCACTACCGGCGCAACAGCCGGCAACTCCGTGGTGCAAAAATCCCCGCCGCTTACTGCTGTCACACAGAGCTCGTCGAAGTGCGCGGCTCGCCCGGTCTTTTTGCACCACTCCCCACAGGCAACACACAAGGCCAATGTAAATAACATAACATGCTATTATAGGAACTAAAGTCCTATAACGCTATTATGTTAAATACTCCCACGGCCAGCGCCGCCCGGCTTTAGCGCCGGAATTCCCTTACACCCCGCCGCCCTTTCAGTTTCAGTGGTGCTGCTGCAGGGTGGACAGCTGCCGGCACCGCTCCAGCAGGCGCGCCCTCAGTCGGACACCACCCATTCGGGATGGCGGCCGCTTCAGTTCCGCCAGCCTCCCGCTCCACACGGTACCCGCTGCCTGCTCATCGCGGCAGCCGGTACCTACCGCCATCGCCCAGCAGCTGGCCACCCTGCAGCAGCGTATTATTTACCCCATGCCAAACGCACATCTAATGATTGCCACTACACCCCTCCGCCCTTTCAGCGGTGCTCCGGCTCTGTCGGACAGTGCCCTTGCTCCGCTCCGGCCGGATGCGCCACCTTCATTTCGCCGGGGCTGATCGCCCACGCTCATTCAGGATGTCGCACCAGCCTTATGCTCCGCACAGGGGCCGGTGCTTACTGCGTGCACCCGCCCCTCCAATCCACCCGCGGCACTGGCCGCCATCCCCTCCGCCGTATCATCCACCCCAAGCCATCACACATTTATTGGTAGGATCTTCCTTTTCTGAAAAATAAAAGAGGCAGCAAAGTTAGCAGGCTTCCACAGCCCCAACGCACGGAGGCCTGCAAGGAACTACGGCATAAACACTATACCAGGCACCCAGCTTTCATTTATTCCGTTCCTCCTTGCATGCCCTGCAGCGCCTGCTCAAAAACTGCTTTCTCTTTTATTTTTTTCCCTTTTTTCTTTTCTCTTTTGGGTTCATCAGCGTAGCAAAATTTTAAAAGCACACATATGCTCTCGCTAAAAATCAAATCGTACAAAGAAGGTCAGCAGGTACCCGAGTTTCATTTCTTCGTTCTCTGCAAAGGAGATAACAGTGGCCGCCCATCGCTAAAGCCTAACGCGAACTGCTTCATAGTTTCAGCGGCCACAAAGGAAGAAGCAGACCATTTGTTTTGGATATCCTACGCCCTGTGGAAGGGCAGGGGATTCCACCAACACTTGCGCGGCTCCGTTATCCCGTTCATCACCGCATACGATTATAAGCGGGTCCTGATGGCGGCATATGAGAAAACAACAGCCGCAGAGCAGGCGCTGGATCGGGTAGTGGCCATCATGAAGGAACTGGACAAGAAGGAGGCCGCAGCCAGGGAGCAAATAAAGCTCCTCGGCCAGATGCGCCAGCTGGTCCTGCGGAAGTACATCCCGGGCTGAAATGGAAAAATCTCGAAACATATATAAAGGGGGAGGTTACCAATTCCGCCAAAGTGACAAAATGACTGGTTACCACTTTTTGGGATTGGTAACCCACAAAAACCATAGTCGCTAGCTATTTTTTGCAGCTCCGGGTAGCCGCAAGTTGTGGAGGCTGGGGAGGACCCACAGCCCGCCCTATTACGCTCCATGGTCGCTATTAGGGCGCTCCACACAGCGTAATAGGGCAACGCGCACAGACAGCCGCGAGGCGGCTGCGGTCAATGATTATGTAAGGATAAGCGCCAGATCAGTGGCATTGGTGGTGAGCAGAGTAACACTGGAAGGGTTGATTGATCCTGGCCCGCTGGGTGTCACTAGCACTAACGTTTCAATATTTGAAATTAATGACTGTAAAACGGTGCCCAGGTCTTTACCATTAGCCTCTATCTTGAACCCTGAGGTGGCCATAGTCAGCTTGGTAGTGCCCATCTCCACTTTGGTTTCACTTCCTGTCATGGAGAACTGCGTGGTACCCACTTTCGTGCTAAGCTTATGCGCAGTCTTGTCGTATTCTATGAACGAACCATCACTGAATTTGATACGCATCTTACCTGCAGCTGCAGCTGCATCAGGTGTATCGACATTATTGCTCATTGCTCCCAGGATCACGCCTGTACCACAGAAAGCATCTACCAGGCATGCCACCTGCTCATTTATCTCCAATGGCCAGTTCTCATCATCATTCATCGCCCGTCTCTTAATGATGGGCATCCAGTCGGTTACAATAGCGTCATAAGTTTCCAGCTTCACGCGGGCATATCCGGGCTTCCATTCTGTTACCAATCCATATACGAGGTGTAGTTCTTCCATAGGTTTATATGCATTCGTTTTAGGGCTATTCGGCAGTATAACCTACCTTTTCGCCCGCCTTATTGCCAGTTTTTTGATTTGGTACTATCTTCTTGAATTGACATCCGGTCACGTAATTATTATTCCCGTCAACAATATGAGAGCTTTCTGAAAGAAAGAACTTGCCGGAATAATTAAACCAGTTAGTCATATTTACATTTATACCGGACACAAGTATCACATTGCCTGGGACCGTGCAATTGATCTCTACCTGTTCCATGTTCTTCTTATACATGCGACCATCTACCTTATAGAGGCCATGCTCATCATTGTCGATGTGGTCCACGGAGCGAAACACATCTGCGCTCGGGTTCGCTCCGGCGTTTACCAATCCATCATAGAGCTTCTTTTCTTTTCGATTATGATACCTGTATTGGCCGCGTACATAAATACCCGCAACCTTGTCCCTGATCTGGTAATTGAGCTTTGCATCCGCGAAATCTACATCGATTGCCGCCTTCGTGTTGCACAGGTCAGGCAGGTAGGTAAACACAAGAATATTTCCCCGTAGGGAAAATACATAGCCATATTCTTCAGCAATACGGTGCAGGAAGCCAAGATCCGTCTCATGGAATTGTGTTATCCTGCCGATCGAGTAGTTATGTATAATACCCTGCACCCGGTAGTTATACTTATCGGCTATTTTCTGGGCCACCTGCTTCAGAGTCTTTCCCTCATGGGCAAAGCTGCTTTTTGTCCTTACGCTGGTTCGCACCCCTGCAGAAAGCGCTTTTATGCTCACCGTATCTCCCCCTTCAGCACTGCCTAGGAAATCCACTTCATCTATAGAGAATTCTCCACACCTCAGTAGCTGGTCCCCGGTGATGATATTGGCCTCTAGCTTATCTCCCTTTTGCGGGTTCCAGGAAGACTTCCACTTATGCAGCTCATCCTTCAATACAAGGCTTATCTCATCAGCCTCACCTATGGTTTTATCCCGGTAGGAGAGGCTGATTACTTCCCCTTCCAGGTCACGGGTTATATCCTTCCCCTCGTATACTATCTTGTATGTTGCTTTGCTGATGCCCATTGTTTCTGTTTTAATGTTTCCACGGTGGTGCCAGCTTGCTATTACTTGCTGCAGGTTGTCCGTCTATGACCGGTATCGTGAGTGTCCATCCGCCGGGTAATCTGTCGTAAATACCCACGTCGGGATTGGCGTCAATTATTTTCCTCATTTCAAAGGGTGTCCCATATGCACGCGAGGAAAGCTGGTCCCAGCGCTCCCCATCATTAGTTACGATCGTTGTGTATATGGTCATTACTTTACTATTTTCTTGATTTTTAATTACACCACCTCGATCACCATCTCCGCTGTACTTACCGGTAGGTCTACCAGGTCGGCTATTGAGTTATAATGCCCTTCCACACCCAGCCTGTATACACCCGCAGTCAGAGTCAGTATTCTCTTATCAAAGTTCAACAGATCATCAGGATCAGCCGTACCACCCGTAGCCTCGCCCGTCCATACCATACTATTCAGTTCCACATCCGGCGCAGTTACCGCCGCATGGCTTCGTGTTATCCTTACTCTCACATGATCCACGTACCTGGCCACCACCTCCATCGTTATTGCAGCTATCATCAGGTAGCGCGTGCTATAGTCATCATTCACCAGCACCAGCGGAGAGTAGATCGCCTTATTGCCATCCGCATCCACATACTGCCAGCTCGGTGGTGCTGTCGTTGGGTCTCCCCATATTATTCTGTAGTCCCCTGGGTTGGGGGCATCCATAGTTTGGAAAAAAGTTCCCTTCGATGCCATAAGCGGGATACCGTTATCCATTGCTGTCCCTCCGGCTCCGCTATCTGCAAGAAAGGACGAGTATCTCTCCCACAACATCCGCGGGTTATCCCCTCCCGCATCTATCCAGTGCGTCAAAAGAGCATTCGTATTGACAAACCCTGCCAGCCCCGGCGCGAATAATAGAAAATATGATGCGCTATGCCCGCTACTGAGCGCCTGCCTTGGGTACAACGCCACCTCAGCATCCAGCAACACTGGAGTTTCCGTTTCAAAAGATACCGATGCCCACCCGCTATACGCACCTAGGCATTTCGTGCGCATCCACATTACCAGCTCTGTCGCACCGGGCAGGTCCGTTACAGTTAAAGAAGTAGATCCTGCAGATATAAGCGTACCGCTGTCAGGATGGGCGCCATCAGTCACACCCCACTCAATACCTATCGCACCCTCTCCGGCCGCAAAAGTAAAAGAGGCGGTGCTGGTAGTAACGCCGGTGCATACAATGCCGCTCACGATGCCGCAAATGCTCATCACAAGGTTCGGTGCCCTGCATACATCCCTGAAAAGTTCTAGTTCCGCGCCCATTTGCCTGTTCTATTAAAAACACATTGTTTTGTTACTCGTCTGAAATACCTTATTGGCAGCCAGAAACGCCACACTGTCTAGCGTTGGACTGATCCCGCTCAGTATATCCAGTTTATCTATCGTGTCGCTGATGAATCCCGATATATCCGGCAGCGCATACTCATTGCCATGAGCATCGTAGTTCTGCTGCAGCAGTATGAGGTTGTACTTTGCATTGGTGATCACTGAGGTAAGGTTCGATCCAAGGTTAGGGAATTTACCACCATAGGACAGCGCATCGATAAGAGCTGCCAGCCTGATGGCTATCTTGATATACCCGAGAAATTTGTCAATGCCCCGCTTCTTATGGGGTGCTGGGCGGGTAAATACCACCGGTGGATAGTTCTTTACCTTGTTTCCGAATGCCGCCTTTTGAGCGCTTGCCTGCTTGCTGGCATAAAGAAGTTTCGCCGGCACCTCCACGAGGTCTATTACCATGCCTGCACTGATGAGGTTGCCAAGGCTGTCCATCACCTCTGCCACCATTGAGATGGCCTGTATCAGGAATTGTCCTTCCACATCTCCATTTCCCCATGATAATGTCAGCACGTCGCCCTGGTCCTTATATGCGCGCAGCTGCAGCCGTGCAGCCTTCACTATTATAAATTCCTGCCTGAGACGCACACATATATTCAGCTTGCGCAATCCGGATGCCGTTGTAACTGGCTGCGGCTTTGTCCCTATCAGCGGATATTGGGCAATAATGGCCTCATCGGTTTCGCTGAAGGCATCGAAACCGGTAAGTGCTTCAAATATGATATCGCCTAAGGTTGCAAACATCTAAGTGATTTGTTTTATCGAAATCCTACACGCTCCCTGTTGGCCATATAGTTTCTCATCATTCTTTCAAAATCATTTTGCATGGTGCTGGTAAGCATCTTCGCATCATCAGCTGTAGCCTTGCCATACAGGTTTACAGTTAGGTTGAATTGCACCGGCGCTGTCCTGCCATTATTTGTAGCTGCAAAGCTGCTGCCGGTGTTGCCACCAAACAGGCCATTTACCCCAAGGTCCACACCCAGTCCATTGCTGCCGGCCTCCCAGGCATTTCTCATGGCGCCCGTTACCATCTGCATTTTCTTCACCACAGCATCCGCCTTTATTCCCGCCGCTATCGTTTCCACCAGCTTTAGGCGATGAATATCCCGCAACGGACCTTCCTTTGCAGGGGAAAAGGGTAGGTAGGCCCGTATCTTAGTGGCCACCTCATGCATTACCTCTCCCACCTTGCCTATTTTGTTCATTATACCCTCTATAATGCTATCCACGATATGCTTGCCGGCATTCAGGAACCTGCTGCCAAAATCCCACACCCAATTAAAAATGGTCATGAACGGCTTTTTTACCTCCTCCCACAATTTGCTGAAGAATCCCACTATGGGCCTCCAGTAAGTGTATATTAGTCCTACTGGGGTCATATGCTGCAGTGTCCACTTCAAGCCCTCCCAGGCTGCATTAAATACAACTTTCACCATGTCCCATAGGCCTTTGAAAAATGTGCTTACTTGCTTCCAGTACTTGAATATCAGCGCCACCGGGTTAAAGTAGATAAGGAAGCTGCTTTTATACCAGTCCCATGCCCTCGTGAATATCTGCTTGATGTTGGACCATAGCTTTACAAAAAAGGCCTTGATCTCGTCCCAGTATGTGTAAATAAGCACTGCTGCTGCCACTGCTGCTGCCGCGATCAAAATAAACGGGTTCATGGCCATTGTCAGGTTCAGCACCCGCATTACCATAATAATTCCCTGTATGATCTTCACTATGCCGATCATTGCCGCAGCCGCACTGGCAATGGCTATAAACGTACCCGCTACTTTTGCCAGCTTCTGATGCCTTTCCAGGAATGCGCCGATACTTACCGTAACCTGGTTGAGAATTTTAAGCAGTTCCTTATATGGCGCTTGGATGGCCTGCCCGAAGCTAGCCTTTGTATTCGTCACATTACTCTCCAATACTGCCTCCTGCTGGCGCTGCCCCTGCATGATCACACCTACCTTTTGCTTTAGGGTACCTTGGTTCTCTATCTTACGCTTCATTTCACCATAAGCCCCCACACCCTCATTTGCGAGGAACTGCATGAAATCGGTGCTCAACCCCTGCTTGCCGCTGAACGGTTTCAGGATGGCCTCGATCGCCGCTGGGTTTAGTCCCTGAAGCTTACCTATCTGTGCTACGAAATTATCAATGCCCAGGAACTTCCCTTTTTTGTCAAAGAAGTCAAGGCTTATTTTAAAGTACTTGGCTACCTCATTCGCCTTCTTCACATGCTCCCCACTCATGATGCCGTCGAGGATCCTCCTGAAGTTCGTACCCACGCTTTGCCCGCTGATGCCCCTGGCCATGAAGATTGTACCCAGTGCTCCCATCTGCTTGGCAGCCTCTATGCCTTGTGTATGCAGGTTCGCCAGTCCCAGTCCTACCTTGCTAAAGAACTGGTTCATTTCCATTACAGCCTCCTGCCCGGTTTTCCCTACGCCCGCATCATGTATTCTGGCGGTCAGGTCCATAACCTCATACATCTGATTGGCAGCCACGCCCATGTCGTTTTTCATATGCGCGGCAAATTCTGCAGTGGAGGCCGGGATCATATTGTCAAAATAATGGCTCAGCATCGCCGCGCTCTCACCTATGCCACCCAACACATCCTCCGGTTCTATACGGTTCTGCTTCATTACCCGTATCATGTCCAGGTATGCAGCTGTGCTGCCGGTCATATGGCTGCTAAGTCCCTTGCTATATTGAAACAATCGTTCGTAAACTGCAGGGTCATAAATCCCGCCCTTACCCATGAGCGCAGCCTTTAGATGATTTCCCGCCGCTTCCTGGTCCCCGAAAGCATCAGTAGTTTGTTTCAGCAGTTCCAAACCCTTTTTTGCAGCCAGTACTTCAGCCATCCCTTCGCCAATTTTAACAGCCCCATCGCCCAGCCCCTTAAGCTGGTTGCTGGTCCTGTTAAAGAATTCATCAAGCACCGCGCTTGCCTGATTTCTTGCCGATAAAACAAGGGCTACGCCCACGTTGGTATTTGCCATTTGGTTTGACTGGTGTTATTGCCTCCACGGACATGATCCATGTTTCAGTAATTCTCCCTGCAGTTTCATGCCTTCATTATACCAGATAACGATATCTGTTGGTTTCCACAAAGCCACCTCCCGGGGATCAAGGCCATAGAAATGGGCAATGAATGCACAATGGCCAGGCTCCCCACCTAAAAATTTAGCTGCGAGCAGGCTGTACTAAGGCGGTTTACATCCTTTGCCTTCCATCCGTCCAGGTCTTCAGCTACGAACTTTATCTCGTTGCCATCTTTGTCTATGATCTTTGTGGCAATGGCAATCATTGCCGGCAAAAGAAGATCCTGCTTTTTCCCTGCAATTTTTACAGCCGAGTTGTTCTCTTTACCGGTAAGCTCTCTCACGATAGCAGTCCGGCCTCCGCTTAGTTTTACACGCTTCAACATGTCCCCGCTCTCAGACACATGCGATTCAATATTCAAGGCCGCCTGTCCCTCGTTTTCAATGAACCATCCCTCCGCATCCGGCTTGGTAGGGTAGGTGATTACAGTCTCATCTTGTGAGTCTGTGGCTTGTGGCATTGTGTTTGTCTGGTTTTCCATAAAAGGATATTTAAAAATGAACAATTAAAACTCGTTTAACCGAAAGATGCGGCATAAAGCGCCGCATCTTATACTCTGTACTTTATACTACGGAGCTGTTTCCAATGGGCGCTGTATGCTATATGCCAAGGTTTGCCCTGTAATCCGCAAGCAGGTCCTTTCCGTCCACTATGTATATCTGAGCATAGAAATCCAGCTCAAATATCACCTGCCCATTTATCTCCAGCTTGTAATAACTCACGTTGATATCGATGTCAATATCTGTATTGGTCTGTCCCTTTACAGCTATTGGTGGAACACCGTTACTACGGCCTCGTACAAACATTGTTACAGGCTGGCTACCGGTCCTCGAGTCACCACTCCATTGGTCGCTATTGCACCGGATCATCAGGTCCATGGCATTGTAGAAGTCAGCCGACTTGGCCATCAGGAAGGGCGTAATGGAATTGAATTTCAGCTTCAGTTCCATTGGTTCCAGGCCATTCGGTAGCTTGATGGCACCCACGCCACTCATCGGATGGTGGTCAATATTCTTAGGCTTTGGGTTAGGGCATGTTAGTTCATCGATCTGGCCAGCATGATTGACGCCGTCGATGTAAACGTTAGCTCCGTATAGTGTTGATACTTCGTATGCCATAAAAAAGTGTTTTTATTAAATTTTGTTCAGTCCTTCTACCTGCTATCCTATATTCCCAAAAAGTGTTATGTCCAGTACCGTATAGAATGTAATGTCTTCGGCCGGCGTTGTCACCATATACGTCCTGCGGAAGAATATCTTCCCCGCAGCAAGATTGCTGGCGCTGTTATCTGCCTTGTTGTAGCTAATATTGCTTCCGGGCAATAAGGCTCCCTTCTGTATTAAAGACCTGATGAAGTTGTTTCCCTCAGTTTTTACAAGGTCTATGAGCGTATTAGATATTCCCTTATCCACATACTTCAGCGCTGCAGCTGTCATAGCATCGCTTACCATGCCATCCGTGCGGTACACATTGTCAAAGGTGGTAACCTCGTTGCTGGTTGGAAATTTCGCATTCCTGTTACCCCAGGTGTTATATCCCAGGCCGTAACCGGTCATATACGTCATGATACCTGCCGCATTCAGCAGGTTGGCATCACTTCCGGTGTCCTCAAATCCTGTTGTGATCTCTATTTCAGGCCCGCTTACGCCAGGTATCTGCTGATTGCTCACACTGTCCCAGAATCCAGTATTGTTATCATTGGCCACATACATGCCTGCCAGGTATGCAGAGAATGGATAAGCGACATTGCCATTCACCCATGCATCATACGATTTCAGGTATGGCCATACGGGGCGGGTTTGTGGCTTTGCAGTATTCCAGATACCACTGCCACGCAGCGCCAGGGCTGCTGTTTTTGAAGTGCCTGCCGCTGCATCGCTGATATATACACCACGATAGCTACCTGCCAGTGTTTCCAGCGCTGCAGCTACGCCGGTAAGTGTATTATAGGTAGGCGTGATCAGTATCTTTGGTTTGAATCCATAAGAGCTGGCCATCTTATCCAGTAGCTTGCTGCCGGTAAGTGTGCTTCCACTCACTTCGCCGATGATGTGTGCGCCGGTCACAGCGCTGGTGTCGAGTTTATCACCTGCAAAGCTTAACAGCTCACCCACATAATCTCCGGTAAGATCCTTGAAGTTACCATACCTGTCCAGGGTATAGTCAGTGCCATACACATAAGTGCCACCTGCAGCCTCATTCACCGGGTCTCCGCCTGATGTGATTTCCACACCGTCCAGGTCGCCAATGATGGTCACACCCAAGGCTATCGTCCCCTCATCGCTCACCAGTTCGTCAGTTACTGTCAGGGCAGCCTTGTGGATGTCTTCGTCATACACATTCACAACCCCGATCGGGCAGCTGCCATCACTCGGGTTTTTAGAGGCGCCCTGCACCACGTCACGGATGATACGCAAGGTCTTTGCGATGTTGTTGTTGGGCGTGTCTTCACCAAACTGCTCATCGTCATCGCGGTTGTTGCAGATGATCAGCTGCTGAGTAGCGCCAATGGGCGATACACCCACAATAGCGATCACGCAGCTGTTATTTACCTCGATCGTGCCGCCCGCACTTGGCAACGCTATATTCCTGACACCGTGTAAGAAAGACATAAAGATGTTGTTATAAATATTTATAAAATAGTTTCAGTTGATCATTTACCCTCTTCTCCGCCGCCAGGTTTAACCGCTGGTGGTGTTGACGGTGTTGTTTTCGGCGCTGCTACCTCCTTAGGCTTGGCTGCTGGCTTTTCTGCCGCAGGTTCTGGTTTCGGGGGTATTACTTCCTTCAGGTACCCGAGCATTACATATTGTTGCACATCGGCATTGTCTTCAGGCAGCGAGTATTTTTCGCCAAAAGACATATATACCTCCCGGTCCACCTTGGGCTCAGGTTGCGGTACTGTTACTATCGGCGATACACGGATATTGCTACCCGGAGGCAGGCTGTTCTTTACCTTGGCTGCATTCTTGCTGTTGGTTTCAATGGCAGCTTTTACAGCGGCCGCATCCGGTACGGTCATTACTACCTTACCTTCCTTATCCAGTTCCGGCAAAGTGATGTGCCCGGGAAAATGCTGTGTAAATACGTATTGCTTCATAAAAAATTATGTTTGTTCTTGGTCATTTATATACAGGTCGCTGTCCACCTCTGTCAGGTTGCCACCTGCTCCTATTGTGCCCTCACTATCTATCGTCCCTACAATTCTGTCCTCCACTTCCTGGATATTCAATGTTTTAAAAGAGAACTCTACGAACGGCCTCATTTCCCCTTCCTCTACCCGCCAGTCACCGTATGAGCTGATTACCATTTTCTCTGTCGCATCTGCCGGCTTGTAGCCCAGTAGCGCCTTTTTCATACACCTCAGCAGCTTGTAGCCGCCCCGCTCTCCCTTCATCTTGTCACACTGCACATAGCAGATCACCATCACCGTTTCCTCTTGCTGCACCTGGTCTGTCGCCTTTGTAGCACCGTAAGTGCTATCAGAGTACTGCACATTTATCAGGCCCTTATCGTATTCCTGGATCAGCTCGGCCTGGTTCTCAGGCATCCTCCGGGCCTGGTAAGCGTCTTTTAAGAACACATCGGGGTCGCTCCCCAGGAGGCGCGACTCAAAGTAGCTGTTAAGCACTCCCACCAATTCCGTTTCAAGGCTATCATAATCCACATCAGATATTTTTTGTCGTCCTGCTAAACGTTAGTCAGGGCTATATGCCGTATTGATAACTCCCTTCTTTTTCAGCCTGATCTCCGTGCACATACCATCGCTGATCGCTACTGCTGTCACCCCCACAAACTCTATCACATCCCCCCTTACGGTTACGCTGATCGGTTCTTTTTTGTTCTGGTTGATCGCCGTTTTCAGTCCGGGGAAATCACTGTCTTTTATTTCAATGAGCCACTTCTCCAGGCCTATCTTCTTATCCCCCACGGTTTCCGCGCCTTCCAGGTCCTTGTACTTTACCGCTGCTGTATACTCACCCCATGTAGCGGAAAAACCGAACACATCATTTGTAATGTTTACGGCCACATGGGCCATACTGTCAAATATGCTCATGGCGCGGTTTGCGTTTTAGCCCTTCAGCCTGATCGTTACAGTTGTTTCGGTATCACCTACTACGGCCGTGCTCATTGCATGCCCCGCCCATACGTCAGAGCCTGCCGTTGTCGTCAGGTATCCGGATCCGGCAGAATGATACAGCTTGTCACCGATTGCCGGTGTATCAGCAGTCTTCAGCTTCATATTGCTGAAGATGCCCGTCAGGTGAAGTGTCACATTACCCTCTGTAGCCGCAGCATACGTGTCGTTGGGAATACCAACGGTATCAGCGCCTACGAGGATGCAAACACCCGCTGCCTGCGTGTTGCCTACTCTCTGGCCGCCGCTTTTGCAACCGCCCGCAGGAATGGCTATCATGATGCTATCGCCATCGGCTACTCTGTTCATGCTCATAAAAAAGTGTTTTTGATCGTTTTTAAATGTTATTGATACTTATCCCTTCAGCCTCACAGATACAGTATAAGCGCCACCACCTATATCTACTGCCTCACTCATAGCATGTCCCGCAAAAACCGCATTCTCGCTGCTGCTAAGGAAACCTGGTAATAGTTCATCGTGCCACAGCTTGTCGCCAATTTCCGGCTCATCACCAGGCGTCAGCGACATATTCGAAAACACGCCGGCAAGGTGCAAAGTCACATTCCCGGTAGTATCTGCTTCGAAACTGTCATTCGGTATACCTATCACATCGCCCCCCATCTGTATCACCTTCCCGGGAACTCGGTTAGTTCCATTCCAGCGGCCACCGCTTTCGCAGCCATCCTCCGGAATCGCTATCATTATACTGTCCCCGTCTGATACTCTGTTTAGGCCCATGG